ACAGGTAAAGTTCGTTTCTCATACGCAAACGTATTCCAGCCAAAAGCTGGTATGAACGGCGGAGAACCAAAATACTCTGTATCTATTATCATCCCTAAATCTGAAACAGAAACCATTACCAAGATCAAGAAAGCATTTGAAGACTGTAAAGCAGCAAATGCAGCATTCTTTGGCGGCACTATTCCAAAGGGTCTTAAAGGTGGCTTACGTGATGGTGACGAAGAGCGTGATGACGAGGCGTATGCTGGTTGCTATTTCATCAATGCTAACTCAGCACAAAAGCCAGACATCGTTGATGCTAATCGTGAAACATTATACGATTCAAGCGATTTTTATAGCGGTTGCTATGGTCGTGCCTCAGTAACATTTTATCCATACATTGCAGCAGGTTCTAAGGGTATTGCATGTGGTTTAAACAACCTACAGAAGTTAGAAGATGGCGAGAAATTAGGTGGTGTATCTTCAGCAGCAGCAGATTTCGCAGTATAGTAGCAACGGGTGAAATGTTTATTGGAGCGCTGAAAAACCTTAACGATGAGAGATTGAAGCCAAGTCGTGGCTAAAGCACCTGCCATTTAAGCAACTGCCGACGGGTGGTAATAAACAAAGTAACCCACCTTGTAGTACGGGGAGTGTCCATAGAAACTGTGGCCTCCCTTTTTTATCAACCATATAACTTTGAGAATAATACATGGATCAATACCAAGAATACATAGCTGCCAGTCGTTATGCTAGATTTGTAGATGAAAATAATAGACGTGAAACATGGGAAGAAACCGTTACCCGTTTTACAGATTATATTTTTAGTCGAACACCAAAATTAAGTACGAGTAATAGCGACTTAAATTCTATAAAATTAAAAGAAACAATTTTTAATGCTATCCATCAATTAGAAGTTATGCCATCAATGAGGGCTGTAATGACAGCCGGAAAGAGTGCCGACCGTGACAATACTTGCGTCTATAATTGTTCTTATCTTCCTGTTGACGACCCTAAGTCATTCGACGAGGCCATGTTCATCTTGCTATGTGGCACGGGTGTGGGGTTTTCGGTGGAGTCAAAATATATTACGCTACTGCCGGAAGTGCCAGAAAAACTTTTTGAATCTGACCACAACATCTCAGTCCACGATAGCAAAGAAGGATGGGCAAAAGCACTACGTCTACTCCTCGCAAATCTATGGGCTGGAGAAATCCCTAAATGGGACGTGTCCAATGTTAGAGCAGCCGGAACAAGACTCAAAACATTTGGTGGAAGAGCTTCCGGGCCACAACCATTAGTAGACTTATTTGAGTTTGCAGTAGCGATGTTTAAAGGCGCTAAGGGGCGTAGGTTACACTCCCTAGAGTGCCATGACTTGATGTGTAAAATTGGTGAGGTTGTGGTTGTGGGTGGCGTTCGTCGCTCGGCTATGATATCATTATCAGACCTAGATGATGAAAGGATTCGACATGCTAAAGCTGGTCCGTGGTGGGAAACGGCGCCTCACCGCGCCCTTGCTAACAACTCTGCCGTTTATCAAGAAACGCCTACAGTGGGTAAGTTCATGGAAGAGTGGTTGTCCCTATACAACTCCCATAGTGGAGAACGAGGTATTTTTAATCGGGAAGCCGCCCGTAAGGCTGTGGAAAAGTACGGTCATCGTGATCCAAACTTCGAGTTTGGTACGAATCCATGTTCTGAAATTATTCTGCGTCCCTACCAATTTTGTAATCTTACTGAGGTTGTAGTACGACATGACGACACAAGAGAAACTTTGTTGCGTAAAGTGCAACTCGCAACTATCCTTGGTACCATCCAGTCCACCTTTACAAAGTTCCCCTATTTGCGGAAGGTGTGGCAGAGAAATACTGAAGATGAACGGCTATTGGGTGTCTCCCTTACTGGCATTTATGACAACAAACTCACCTGCACACAAGGACAACAATTAAATGACTTACTTACAGAACTTAGAGAATGCTCTAGAGCAACAAATAAAGAATGGGCTGAAATTCTCGGAATCCCTCCAAGCGCTGCTATCACATGCGTCAAGCCAAGTGGAACAGTATCCCAGCTTGTTGATTCGGCGAGCGGCATCCACCCTCGCCATGCTAAATACTATATCCGAAGAGTGCGAGGAGATAAAAAAGATCCTCTCACCCAGTTCCTCATTGGACAAGGAATACCAGCTGAAGACTGCGTTTACAAGCCTACCCAAACTACCGTCTTCAGTTTTCCGCAAAGAGCTCCAGACGGACTTACAAGAGACGACGTTAGTCCTATCAGCCACCTTGAACTCTGGCTCACTTATCAGCGATTTTGGTGTGAGCATAAGCCCTCAGTCACCATCTCCGTTGCCGAAGGAGACTGGCCAGAAGTCGGAGCCTGGACATGGAGAAACTTCGCCGAAATCAGCGGAGTCAGCTACCTCCCCTACGATGGAGGAAGCTACCGTCAAGCCCCGTACGAAGAGTGCACCGAAGAAGAGTACGAAGCCTTAAAGGCGACGATACCAACCATTAATTGGTTAGACTTTAAAGAAGTAACCGATAACGTGGAGGGTGCTCAAATGCTTGCGTGTGTCGCTGGAGTCTGCGAAATTTAAACTATTTCACATGGTGGTGTTTTGGGGGCTAACAAGCCCCCCCTTTTTTTATTGCACGATAACATAAAGTATGTTACGATGTATTTTTAAGGAAAAATAAATGAAAGCAATTGACACACAATATAAAGGTTACAATTTTCGTTCAAGACTAGAGGCGCGGTGGGCTGTCTTTTTTGATGCACTTGAATTAAAATGGGAATATGAACCGGAAGGCTTTGAACTAGAAGACGGCACAAAATATTTGCCAGATTTTAAAGTTCGTTATGATGATGGGGAAACGTGGTTTGAGGTAAAGTCTAGTTTAAGTAATATGTCTTTAGAAGAATGGTTAAAAGTATTAAAATTTGAACATGAAAGCGGACATGGTGGAGTTATTATTTTAGACGGGGCTCCTGAACCAAAAATGTATAACTCAGCTTCTGAATGTATTCATTTTAATATTGGTGGTTTGGAATCATATCAAAATGTTGAAACAGCAATAGATTTAATGAACCTTGGTCAACCATTTAATGTTTTTGAAGAGCACAAAAGATCGGGATGGGCACTATGGTGTTATAAAGGTAGAACATGGTGGGATGATTATGATAACTTTTGGACAGATGAAAGCGGCTGGGGTCAAGAAGAATTAATTTATGCTTGTAAAAAAGCACGTTCGGCTAGATTTGAACATGGAAGAAGTGGTAACTGATTTTTAACCGCCAATACGTTGGCTTGCCATAGGAGCATTTATGATTTATAGCATTGACTTTGAAACACGTAGCGCCGTTAGTTTGCCAGATGTTGGACTAGATATTTATGCCAACGACCCCAGCACAGAGGTATTGTGTGTTGCGTTTGGTACATCACCGCAGGCTATAGGGCTTTATATACCTAGCAGAAAAACTCCAGGCGCCTTAGTGGAGCACGTTGCTAATGGTGGCAAGATTCAAGCATGGAACGCCATGTTTGAGTACGCCATCTGGAACTGTGTCTGCGTACAGAAGTACGGCTGGCCACCACTAAAACTCAGCCAGTGTATTGACAGTATGGCGATAGCCGCAGCCAATAACATACCGCAGGCTTTGGGTGATGCATCTGTCTTTTTAGATACAAAACATCAAAAAGATACTCGTGGCAGATACCTCATTAACAACCTTTGCAAACCCAATAAGAAGGGTGAGTTTAATAATGATCCAGAATTGCTGAGTGAGTTGTATGAGTATTGTGTACAAGACGTAAAAACTGAACAGTCCATCGTGGCTAATTTAAGACCTTTAAGTGATTCTGAACAGGCAATTTGGGAGTTAACACAGAGAATTAATTTGCGCGGTGTGCCAGTTGACCCAAAAGAGCTCCAAAACGCCGTAAACGCCGTTCAGAGCGCACAAAATGCCTTGGATAAGGAATGTATCCAACTCACAGGTTGCAAGCCCTCAGAGCGGGCTAAATTGCTTGCTTGGGTAAACAGAAACAG